GCAACCTTAATAGTATCCCCAACAGAATAAGTAAAATTATAAAAATCACTATCATTATTTGTAGCATCACGTCTATAAACCGCTGCATTTACTCCACTAGTTGTAAAAAGAAACGCTAAATATTTATTACTTGCACCTCCATAAATACTAAAAATAGTATTTCCAACATCTTCTATTTTAGCCTTTGCATAAACTGTAAAAGGGTAATCAGTAAATAAAGTATGATTTAATAAGTGGCAATCATCTTTTTGTCGTGTGACTGTTCCGCTTGTTGTTTTAATATAGCTTGTAGGATAGCTTCCTTGTTCAATTTGTGCGCCAAAAATATATATAAAATCGGTTCCGGTTCCGGTATATGTTATCCCGCCATTATATGTTCCTATTCTATATAAAAATGTTGTTGATGTCGCGGTATGTGTAAATGAACATCTAAACCAATCATTACCATAATTTTCAATTTTACTTGAATCTATATTTGCGCCTTGACTTTCAACAATTCCGTTTTCTAAATCGTAAATTACTGATTGAGCCGTTGACGAATTAAAAGCCAAAAACGCTTTTGTCAATGTACCTTTTTTGATAAAACAACTAAATGAATATTTTTGTCCATTTGTTATGCTCATTGACCTATAAACCAAATGCGAATTATTGTCTGTTGAATCAAAAAATTTGTCCGCAGTCAATTGACCGTCCGGCGCAATTATTTGGTTAGCCGTTACGCTTGCCCTTGCTTTTGTCCAATATGAATTTTCGAACTCTTCACTTCTTTGAAATAAATTTGTGCGTTGTGGTTCCAAATTCAGCGTTGGACAACCGCCGCCGAAATGATCTATTCGTGGAATATTATTTGAAATGGTTTCAATTAAACCTCCAGGATTAACCCTTGACGCGTCGCCGCTTCGTGTATAGGTAAAATCGCCGTCGCCGTCTGTTGGAAATACTGAATAAACTTTTGATGCTTTGTAACCCGTAGGAATTAACAATAGTTTTGCGTCGTCTGCTAATGACATATAAATTTGTTTTTAGCAAAAATACAAAAATTAAAAAAGATATTTAACGGCCTTGACCGCGATATTTTTTTTTGTAGTTTTTAGACGATTTAATTGACGAACTTTTGCTTTTTGAATGTACGCCTTTGCGACGCTTTTTTTGTTTTTTATATGTGCTTAAAACGTTTTTATTGCGCGCCATAATTATTTGTTTTTTCTAACCGCCGAACCATAAAAATAACCAAATATTGATAAAACGATACCCTCACAAATTCCAATTAAATGAATCCAAACTTCTTTGTTTGATTCCGGTATTTGCAAATAAACAATGGCATAAATGATAAAAGCAAATGCAGCTAACCCAATAATTCCGGTTAAATTAAACATTAAATCAAAACCGCCGGTTTTTGCCTTTTCAACTTCACGTTTACGCGCTGAATCGCGGTCCGCAACTTCTAATTTGTAGAACTCAATCAATTCGTCGTGCATTGCGCTTTTTTGTTCCGGCGTCAATTCCGGTTCGTTGTCAATTAGATTTTTAACAACGCCCAAAACGCCTTTGTCCGGTAATACGTCGCCAACAAATCCAGGAATTTTTTTTAATAAAAATTGCCCAACTTTCGTGTCCTTAAATTTTTTCTTTGGCATAATATTATTTTTTGGTATAATCCCAACGCGCTGAATAGTCGCGAATGTCTAAATGTGTGAATGTATTGTATTTTCCAATTCCGCCAAAATTTATTTGGCCTAATTCGACCATTTCGCAAACTAATTCGTGAACCTCGTTTGGCGTCATGCCGTCAATTACAATGTCCGCAGCTTTGCCAAATTTATGTTGCGAATGTTTGGCGCCTTTGACAACATTATCATTATAATTGGCGCATCTATACGCCGAATTTATTTTGATTGGTTTTTGTACTTTGTCACGCAAAATTTGCAATTGGTCCGCCAACTTAATTAAATTATTTTTTACGTCGGCGCTAATTTTACAATTGCCACAATTACATTCAAATTCGTTTATTTTAAAATTTTTAGTCATATTTTTTAATTTTCGTTAATACAACCCTCTAATTCTTTAACCTTTAATTTTAAATCGTCTAAATCAACCATTGTTTTTTCCTGGTGTTTTTCAATATAAATCAAACGCAAATTTTGTTCGGCGTCGTCCGGCAATGCCCCCATTTCGCCACGCGGCCATTTAATACGAAATTCGCTATTCATTTCTAATTCCGACGACATACGCATTAAATTAATATTCATTTGCTGAATTTTAGCTATTAAAGTGAAATAAACGCCGGCTATTGACAAAATACCAAAACAAATTGCAACAATTGTTTTTATATTAATTTTAAATTGTGTGTTTTCATCAATTTTTGTCATTGTCTTTATTCTTATTCAAATAATACCAACGTTGCGCGGTGTAACCTATTGAAACCGCCAATAATAATATTTTTAAAACTTCGTCAATTGCAGTAAATGAAACTAAAAACGAAAACGTGTTTAATATATATAATTTAAAATCATTCATTTTTTAAAAACTTAAAACCGTTATAACAAAATCTTCAACAATAGCCGTTGCGCCGCTTTTATCAACTTTAATTTGAATTTTGCAGCCACTTGTTAATTCGCTTGTTCGTGTAAATATTTGCGTTGTTCTTGAATAACGAACTTGATCGCCATTGTTAGCAATATTATCATGTGAAAACTCAATTGATTTGCCGGTGTCCGGAAAATATAAACGTGCGTCCAAACGTGTATTTGCAGCGCCGGCCGTTACGTCAAAATCGTTTCTAATTAATAAAACTTTATTTGCGCCAACTTTTGACGTGTCAATTTTGTTTGCTGCTGAATCCCATAAATCGCCACTAATATATGACGGCAAATTTGAAATTGTTCCGGTTCCGGCTTTGTCGTTTGTTAAATCGGTCCAGGTGTCCGCCGTCAAATTGATAGGCGTTCCGCTTGTTGTTGCGTCTTGATAAAACGCAAAACCGCCAAATTTGTCGTATGCGTCATTTACGGACGTTTTTATTTCGTTTAAATCGGCGGCGGTCACTTTATTAATCGCCGGCAATGCTGATGTTTGATTGTCTGTTTTATTTGAATAGGTTATTTTTGCCATTGGTTATTTTTTTTAAGATTGAAGTTCGTTTTGCAATTCGCTTTGTAAACCGCCCACCGTTTCGATTTGTTCAATTTTATTTGACAATTCAATAATGGCGCGATAATATGTAAAATCTTTTAAATCATCTTCTAAATATTTAACGCCCTCGTTTACGCTTGTATAAACATTAAAACCGTTGGCGCTTAAATCAATGTAATTTGCTGAACGTGTGCGCAATTGTTCCAAACATTGTGAAACCATTAAATTACAATCTAATTCGCCGCCGTCGTCACTTGCAAAACGTGTCACGCATTCAACGCGCGTAATCGTTTCAATATTAAAAGAACTTTGGTTTTGGTCCGTTTCGTCGTTTGAAACTGAATAAACGCGCACAAATGGATAACTTGCATTTGTTGGAACGCGTCCATAAATCGGAACCGCTGAACCGTCAATTGTAACGTTGCCGTTTAATTTTGCAATGATTGCCTTGCGTACATAGTGAATCGCTTCTAACATTATTTAATTGCTTTTTTAATTTCGCCATTTAGACGATTTAATAAATTTTTAAATCCTATTCGCGCCGAACTAAAAAAGAACGGACGCGCCGGCAAATTAACATCTCGAATGCCTTTGCCTTTGAATTGTGCCGCGTAACTTTCCGGAATACCTAATTCCGTCATGTCGGTTAAATCAACAGAACCACCGGTTCCAAATTCAACATAAGGCGCGTAATTTGCAGCCGCCACAACATTAACGGATTTTCCGCTTCGTTGTGTGCTAATGGATTGTTTTAAAGCGCCTTTGTCAACCGGCGCCGCACGTTTTGCCAAACGCACAATTTCTAAACCGGTTTTTCCTAATTCATTGGAAATGGTTTTGGATTCGAACGCACGCATTTTGTCTAACTTATTTTTAAGTTTCAACAAATCGTTTTGGTCTATTTTAATATTTACGTCCATTTATTCCGATTTTGTCGCCAATAGTTTTGTATAAAAATCCAAATCAAATTCGAATTTGTTGTTTATTCTAAATTTTTGCGATTCGTTTTCCAAT